TTGCATAGAATGTGTAGTCCTGCTGATTATCCACTGAAAAATAACTAGCAATATCGTAAACAGAACCATCTGTCTCACACTCGCTGAAGGCCAGTACAGAGGAGTTCTTGTCATAAGCCAACCAAATCGGCTGACCATTATTTCGGCTCATCGTGAAGAAGATTTCAGGAATAGTCGATACTGCGATATGACTGATCCCGAAGGTAGATACCAGATTCTCAGCCATCACTGAAATATTAGTGGTGAAGAAACTACGCTGATCATTGCCAAACTGGGTGGCTATCAGCTTCCGCATACCCTGTTCAATATAGAACACATCAATATCGTACTGTGCAGCCATTGTCAGGTGTGAGCGTGAGTTGTTCTGCTGAACCGCACTGATGTCAGTAGGCGTGATAGTCACTTCGGCATTGATAGTCCACTCACCGGCTGATGTGCCTACCAACAGACCCTTCTGGCTTCTGGCCCACTTGATCTCAGGCGTATCGCTGGAATCGAGTACATACAGCCACGGGTCATTGTCGTTAGGTCCGGGGGTGAAACTCTGGAATGAACCGATAGCAGAACCATAGATAGCGGTCGGATTGTCCTTGTTTGCCATCAGGATCAGACGTTGTTCGTGGAATACCGCTACCGTTGGAAAGCCCCTGTTCTTCGGAGAATAGATGTTGTCTTTAAGTGGTGAACCAGATTGAAGACTCCAGTCGTTTCCACTTGGATACTGATACGTCCATCCATCAGGTACGGCTATTCCCAGATCACGCCAGTATACTTCCCATACCGAGGTAACTAACGAATCTGGATTTCCCGGTTCTGAATCTGCTGATGCTACATGCGTCCGTATGCACTGATAATAGTGCGTATCATCTATCTGATAGACCATGCCCGGATACGACCACGCCAGTTCAGTTACATCTTCCGTACTGATCGCCTGTGAGATCGGTGACAGAGAGAACGGAACCCATACGTTTCCATATACCGGAACCACTACAGCATCCCAACCTGAGTCGGCTCCATCGACCTCGACGGTATAGGTCAGTCCGGTTGTGTCTACAGATGTGACAACAAAGGTAGTTGCAAATCCTTGTTGTATCGCTGCCTCATAGAGTCCAGCCTGAATGTTTGCTGCATTCGTTGCAGGTGTAGTCGGATCGTATGGATACTGCGTTCTGGCATAAACACCATTGTAAATAACGTAGTAATACAACTGATAGGTAGTCCAACTCTCTGGAAACGTGATCAGCCAATCAGCTTCATAAGCTGAAATCTGCGGAGAGTTCACATCGTTGTAAATAAAGTTCGGTACCCGTGATAACGGGAATAGTTCTGAGATGATCGTGTCATCTGCGCGAGATGTAATATACAGCGGTGGATGTCGTTCAGAACAAATAATTCCGTAGGAATCCTGATTGGTGAAATACAGGGTATCCATATCCTCGGCTTCATAGGGATTGGAACTGGTGATCACACCGAGCGAGAGAAAATCTCCGTCTTCATCAATCAAAAAGTCCTGTGGAGGCCCGGTATCTTCATCGGTCAGCAGAGTAGTGAGGTCTACAATCGGCTGGGGGTCGCCGTCAACATCCCACCAATACCGGATGGTGCCTTCAGCTACTTCCAGTAGAATGTCAGAAACATCGCCACCACGACGGAATTGAAAAATACGAAACGGTTCATTACTCAGTGCATCACGAATGTACTGAAAGCCCTCGCGGTAGACCGCACCGCCCTGACTGGATATGATGAAATTAGTACCTTGCTGTAAGCCCCGGTTAAAGGCTTCTGATTCTATTGCAGCGGAATAACGGGGAGATAGAACTCCAGCAGCGAAGTTCTGTTGAGCATTTTGGACGCGTCTTGGCACACTATCTCACCGATTGAAGTTGACGATTACGCATGATCTTGGAACGTCCTTGCAGACCATCATGAGCCTTGGCTTGAGAAACAAAAGCGACAAAGATGTTCATCATATTAGCCTGAATCTCAGCACTTCCAGTTAGGTTAATCGCAATCAGAGATGCTAGTTTTGCAGCAAATGCTTCCACGAATAACGGTGAGTACCGGCCTTCTTCTTCAATTCTACGGATACCACGACAGTAGATGATCTGCTGATTGCACAGAATATTGCCACGCTCTACGGCCCAGTCCACTTGTGGAGTTCCTGATTCAAGCTGATTGTTGAGCGAAGCGTTCTGAATATCATTGTAATAGACTGTCAGTACCCGAATAATCTCCGGTGGTATTGGAAACGCATAGGCATAACCAAACATCGGAGGCTGGGTCAGGTAGGCAGGAACAAACCGTTCAACAGCAAAGGTCCATTCAGCCGCTTCTAGAGTTCCATCACGCGCCATCGTGTAATTGATCTTCAATTGCTGGGCGTTGTTGGAATCCTCATCAATCGAGGTTATCGCTTTCTCGCCCAACATACTCAGGGCACGATTACATATATCTACACGTTCTGACAATTACATATCTCCTTCTCAAATGGCCCGATGAAGACATCATCAATACGCCTTTGTTGAGACGTTAGCTCACTCACGCTATCACCAGTTGAGCAGAGGAAACAGTTACAGTATCGGTTCCTGCCAGTTCCCGTATCTTGATCTCGATAATATCGCCCGTAACCAAAAGCCGTGTGACTTCAGTTGCCACATACTCAAAACCCTGCGCCACTGCTATCACCATTGGGTCCCCAATCAACAGACCATTGACAAAAACTCCGATCTCAAAATGCCCACCACCAGCGACTTCCACCACGCAACTCATGGCAGCTTTGATGGTATTTGGAATGATCTGATTAGGCCCGATATAGGTGAACTGATTGGTAGCAAATGTGAAGGTAGGGGTAGTTGCGCCTTGAACCATTACCGCATCCAATGGCATCCATACATCAGCCACTGAAACTTGCTGTGTAGCTGAATTATTAAAGCCAGCATACGCCTTGTTGTAGACAACGCTCTGCTTGAATACCGTACCGGAACGCAGCGTCAGAAAATGGTCCCCCGCAGGAGCTTGTTGCCCTGTCAGTAACGTGCGTTCGTCAAAGTAAGTTTCAAATGGTTTGGTAGCCATTACGAAACCTTGAATGTCGTTTCAAGTACCGTGTTTATCAGCCTGTCATAACCTGAGTTGATTGTCTCAACTGCATCGTGAAAATCGATACAAACGCCTGCACCCATTCCAATAATAATATCGTCATCAGTAAAATTAGCTAATACCGAATCGGTTCTTCGTGGACCTTCACCGATATGATCAATGTCCATGCCACTGTAAACAATACCGGCAAATTGCTGCATGATATTGCGGTCACGAATGCCGTACCACAACTGCCACCACGCATCAAAAATCTCAAGTTGACGATGCAGAGAAACCGTAGCCCCAGTATATATAGCGATGTTATTGCTCAATACGTCATCGACAACTGTTGTGATAGTAACTGAGCCGGGATCACGATTAGGAAGTAACGCCAAAGTTGCTTTTAAAGCCATTTCAATCTCCTGAAAGAGCGACCCCCTATTTCTAGGGGGCCATCCTTTGGTGGTTACAGCGTATCTGCGAACTTGCCCCAAACAAGCTGTTCGTCCTCAACACGCACCGCACCCATCACCATGTTGCAGTAAATGCGCCATGCGAAAGAGTTTGAAGGGTCTTCAGCAATCTTAGCCCGAATATCCTGTGCAACGTGAAGGCCAATAGCCCTGCGGGTGAAGAACAAGCAGTCAATCTGGTCAGTAGTAGGAATAATCAAACGAGTTGATGCAACCCACGTGAAACCCATCCAGTTCGGCACGATACCGGTGCTAGCCAACTGTTGCAGGGCTTGAGCATGTACATAGTCCGAACTGGTTTGTTCGGTCAGTTGCATCAGCTTACGTACCTGAGTTGGTCCAACAACAGCTACCTTGGGAATTGACATATCAATGTCATTACCCATGAATACTTCCTGTACGGCTGTAATCGCATCGAAACTGATTGGTGTGGAGTAATCACCAACAATCTGTCCGGCTGGAAGTGCATTGGTGCCACCGGCTCCATCAAGTGCAGCGGCAGTTGCAGCCAGAAGAATCTGGTCATCAACCGCACGGCGCATGGCATAGCCAAGAGACATAGCGAGGTTCGAGTTGGGGTCTACCAACATCTGGCAGGGGTCTTCCTGCTCGGTGCTGGTGCCGACATCCCACGTTTGGGCAACCGACACGCGGCGTGACCAAGTGGGATCGTTTTCAGGAGTAGACTGCAAGCGGGTGGTCTTCTGCTGGGCAGAAGTTGATCCCAAGCGTTCCCAGTTGTGGTTCTCTGCTCCAGTGCCCCGTTCGGTTACATAGGGGCGAAGGCGTGAAATCTCTTGCTGCGCCAGTTGGCGGACAATCGATTCAAATGTACTGATATAGACATTAGGTTGTGTAGTTCCGGGCACGGTATTTTCCTCCCGTGAAAAAGTGATTAGTTTTTTCAAGGTAGTCCGAACCTACGGGCCTTGTGGTGCAGAGGCGACGGGGCCGGACTTGAGGTAGTCCCGTCTTCTCTAAAATACGCTACATTATGTTAAATCACAATTAAAATCCGGCGTGAGGCAGGCTCGCCTTTTGTCCGGCTTCTTTTTTCAGTTCAATGACCTTATCCATCAGACGCTTCTTTTCTGCTGCTGGTGTATCGGGTTTGTACAGAGCCGGATTCCGCAGGATTTCTTCAGCAGCATCCAGTGCTTCTTTCGGAGTCTTACGGTTTTCCCGTATTGCGGTCTGACCCGCTGCCTGCAAAGAAGTACCCGTGACCGAGGCGTGAATCTGGTACAGCCCTTTTATTTCGGTTGAGTTCAGGCTTTCAAACTCGCGTCCGGGAAAGAACTCCTCGTTGGTCTTACGCGCTGCTGCAATCCGGTCTTCTTTGGCATTGCCCCACTCTGACGATAGCTTTTGCATATCCTGACTACGAAACTGGGTGTTATTCTCCAGTGTCTGGCGATTCATCTCCGACATCTGTTTGATCACCTCCTTGTACTGCTGTGGTGTCAATTTGGCACTGTGCAACACCTGCCGCAGTTCGGCCTCGACATCGGTGTTCAGGTCGGTGCCTTCAGGATTCTCATATTTGGAGAAGTCGTCGGGTACTCCCAGCGTCTTGAAAAACTCCTCCGACTGTTCCGGGTTGGTCAGGTCAGGCTTGAGCATAACGTTAGGGACTTTCGTCACCAGATCGTTGATGAACTTGCCATAGGCTTCAGTACCTGCATCGGCGTTTGGTATGCGTAGACTGTTGCCGACCATGCTCTTGGTTTCGACATAGCTTTTGGCGAGGTCTTCGAGATTATTGAACTGGGTCAGGGCCGGATTATCACGCAGTTCTTCCGGCAGGCTTTCCAGAATTTCATTCGGTAGTGGCATTGGATTCTTTCTCCAGCATGGTGTCAATATAGAGCAGAACTTCACGCGAACCGGCAGCGGCTATGCTGTCATACGGATCGATCCTGCCTGAATTTATTCTCAGCGTGGTGCGATTGAACTGGTGGTTCAGATCGAGCAGCACCACTTCAGCTTCCGGTGAGGTAAACAGACGGTAGTAGGCAGTTTTCAGCTTGCGCCGGTTAGCACTGACCTGATCAACGGTTGGCCTCACTGCATCTGCATCCCGTCAGCCTCAGCAGCACCGAGGTTTTTGGCAGACTTACTGGCCTGCTCCAGCATCGCCATCTGTTGCGCCTGCTGCTGTTGCTCGTTTCTCTGCTTACGTATCTCGGCTACTTCTTCTTCGGTCTTCATCATCTTGGCCGGTACGCCACGGTCAAAGCCCAGTCCACGGGCCAGAGCATCAGAGTCCACCACATCGAGGATTTCCGGTATCGCCTGACCCAGACCGGCCAGTTCGCCAATCCACATAGACATACTCTGCGCTCTCTCATTCTTCTGGGC